CGGCGATTCACTTGCAACTAATGTAGCATTATTTGCAATCTCATTACCATCAGTTCTTAAATCCCAGACACCTTGTCCAGTTAAAACAACTGCTGTTGAGTTTGCACTTGTAGCACCACTACCTGCCCATAATATTTCTACAGCACCTTTTGGGTCCTGTGTATTGATAGACCAATTCAACTTAGATATTTTCTTCGTTGCATCCTCGGACATATAAGTTAATGCCGAAGCGTCCATCTTCTTTACTAAATCTTCTCCACTACCATCTGACAAATTGGTAAACTTCATTGTAGTCTTTTGACCACTTACATCAGCTATAGTTTGACTTGTTACCGTGTCAGCCATTATATTACTCTTTAGATTCTAGTTCTGCAATAACAAGTTCTAACTCTTCTTTTTTAGCTCTTAGTTTTGCTAAATCTTCTCCGTCAATTTTACCGTTATCGTTTTTATCCATTTTCTTTTGAGCGTCTGAAAGTTCTTCGTCTTTCTTTTTCTTCATATGACTTGGTAAGTGTTCTTCTTCTTTTTTGTCACCGTCTTTTTTAGCGATTGCCTTTTGTAAAGCAGGTGGAAGTTTTTTCTGAGCGTCTGTTAATTCATTTAAAGTTTCGCCTTTAAGTACTGAAGCAGCAGACTCAGCTAAACTTCTTGAAATATTTTTGTATTCACTATTCATTTGTTATCCCCTTATGCTGTGAAATTTTTATCTTTTCTTAGTTCTAATATGATATAACCTGTTGCCGAAGCACCAATAGTTGCTATGTCACCTGATGTTGCTGTTGTGTTTGTAGCGTCATTAGCAATAGCAGGTCCTGCATATACGCCTGTACCTGTAAGTCTGATTGCTGTTGTATCAGCTGACGCACCTTTAAATTGTACTAGTACAGAACCAGCAAGGGCGTGATGTATTTTTACAATACTTAACTTCGCACCGTTAGCGTGTCCTGATAAACCACTTGCGTCTACTGCCGCAGCAGTAGTAGCACTATCAGCTGCGTGATCTAGACGAACTACAACTAGACCGCCAGCAGAACCAGCACCCGTAGGTATATTGTCGTCTCTTAATGTTTTTGTTGCGAATGCCATAATTCTCTCCTGTTAACTATTTATACTATCTAAGAGTTTCTTTATCCAAATAAGCCATGATACTAGAAACTTTTATACCGTATTTCTTTGCGATCTTAGGGATTAATGTATCCATTTGATCTAACTTATCAGCAGATTTAAATAATTCATCTACTGCTTTCTTCATTTTTGGGGATAACGCCTTATAAACCTTAGACGATTCACCAATTAAATCTTTTTTGTATTCACTAAACCGTTTCATCTGGTAGTATGTCAGCACTAGGCTCTGCGATTTCTGGTTTAGGATCACTAGGTACATCATCGGTTACATCTTCAGGTACTTCTTGTTCTGGTTGTGGTTCATTTAACCAAGCAGCAGCAACATCTTGTCTTGAAGTATCTAGAGCTGCAGATATTTTACCTGCAAGTCCATCTTTAAACGATTTTTCAGCACCTATATTATCTCCTTGAGATAGAGAATCTATCATATCTTTAACATGGTTTACTTCAGGATTATTATCCTGTGTTTGTTCTTCACTCATCATTTTCTCCTTCTATGTCAGCTACTTGCATTCCGTCTAATGGATCAGAAATGATTCCATCATCAACTTCACTAGCAATCTGACGGTTAATATCTTCGATTTCTTCGTCTGTTTGTCTTAACACATTCTTTCTTAAATACTCTACTGAAAAATATTTACCAACATAAGGCGTAACCTCATTTGCAAGCATTAATCTTTCTCTTAGTATTTCGGCATTTTTTAATTCTGCAAAGTGTCCATCTTGTAAGAAATCGTATTGCATATGGGACTTAATAGCATCCCAATCTTCTATTGTGATTATACCTTTTAAGACTAATTGTGTTTTCAATAAATCTTGAAATAATCCAGTAAAGCGTTTTCTTAATCTTTGTACAAATTTAGAAAACTTTACTTCGTCTCTTGTAATTTCAGCACTTTTACCAATACTAAAACCTTGATCTTGTTCCATTCTACTTACTGGAACATGAAGTGATCTGTAAACTCTCTTCTGGAAGTAATGAACATCATTAATCTCACCAAGATTTTGTCCACCAGGTAGAGTAGATATCTCTGTACCTCTACCGCCTTCTCTCCTAGGCAGCCAGAAGTCCTCGAGCATTGACATATGTTTTCTGTCATCTCGCATTTCTCCTGTCGAGGCGTCATAGACAAGTTTATTTCTATATCTTGCCATGACATCTTTTAGATATTGTTCTGCCTTAACTTTAGGCAAATTACCAACATCAATATAAAATATTCTTCTTTCAGGCGCCCTTACAATACGATAGATAACTACCGCATCCTCAATCATTCTTAATTGATTGACAGGTTTGATTGCCTTATGTAGATAACTTAATACTACATTTTTATTCTGGTCAATTACACCAGAAGTACAGTATGATATGGCGTCTGGCGCAATCTTCACACCCATATTAGAGTTAGGTGAAGTCATACCTTTTTCGTTATAGACATACCATTCTTCTACAGCGGTTGTCATTTCGATACCTTTTGTAGATTTTTTCTTTTGTATCTCTCTAACTTTTCGAATTTTTCTAGGGTCAATGTATCTTAATTCTGTAAGCCCTAACCTAGGATTTTCTGGATTGATTACTTTATGATAATAAACTCTTCCGTCTATGTACCATCTCTTAAAAATATCGTGACCTTTTTCATCAAACATTAATAGTTTAAGAATTTCGTCAAACTCATCTCTAATTTTATTTTTAATTTTACTTGATAATTGTAGATTATCCATAGACAAAGAAACCGCTTGGTCTCTTTCATTTGAAACTATTGCTTCATTTACTATATCATCAATAGCAGTATCAACTTCGGGGTATATTGCAATTTCTCTGTATCGTCTAATTAGTTCTTCTTCATTCTTTGCACCGCCCTCCATATCGAGGTACGATCCAAAGTAACCACCAGCCGATACGGTAGTAGTGCCATCATCAGCTGTAGGGACGGTGAAACTTTGTGGTACTCCACCGTCCTTAGCTTTTTGATTAGCTCGTGTTATTTGAAAACCAAATAATTCAGCCATTTGTATTCCTTTTCATAATTAAGTTCTACTTATATTTATACGATAAATTAAGTAGTAGTATCAGTCTCAAAGTATTGATATCTGAATGTACACTGGAATTCTTCCACAGCATTATTCGTATCATAAGCGACATCTATTGCTGATAAACTAGTCGGGAACATTCCTCGGAATGTATAAGACTTAATTTTAGCACCATTTCTATCTAGTTGATCTATAAAAGCGTCAACTTGATAATCAACGGGATTAGATAATCCTTCGTTATCACTCATATTATTCATACCATTCATCCATCTTTCTAAACCATTTCTGATTAAGAAGTCTGTATCGTTTAGTATGGTTATAGTCCAAGGTTCAAATTCTCTCTCACCTGAAATATACAGATTTCTTCCTCTGAAAGGTACTGCAACTTCTCCCACGGTAGAACCGGGAAGTTGAGCAGCCTTACATAAGAAAGCCATTTGTTGTGTTTCACCACCAACAACTGAATATCCAGGAAAAGGTAATGTCACCTTAAACTGATTGGCTCTTGCACCGCCTCCAGCGAGACGAGATTTAAAGTCATTTATATTAGGCATTGTATTCTCCTCCTTCTAGGTTAAGCACCTGCAACTTCAGAAAAGGACACGCCTGATCTTGTTGCAATAAAGTTTAATGTTATGAAGTTAATTGATCTGTTAGGTTTGATAAAGATATCAGCCCTAAACTCATTACGATCAATAACATCGCCAGTATTGTTTGTGTCATCACAGACTACTTTAAAGTCTGTTAAACCTCTACGACCTTGTACATCTCTTAGGAAAGGTTCTACGAGATTTCTAAATTGTGCTCTAGTGAATTCGTCATTGAACTCAAATAGTTGAAATTTAGAAGCAGTAGAAATTGCCTTCTCTAATACGATAAACAATCTTCGTACATTGATACGATCAAATGCACTTGGTTTTGCCAATGCAGTTTTATCGCCAAACAGTACAGTACCTTGACCAGGGAATGTTACCACTGGATTAACTCTTGCACGGTACAACTCATCTCTTTGAGATTTGTTAGGACTAAATGCAAGTTTAACAGCACCACGAATTTGACCTCTATTGAGTCCGCCTGGTGAGAACCATGCGTCTGCAACATTGTCAGTTCTAGCACATAAGCCAGCGATATCTCCGTTCAATGGAACATATCTGTAAACATCATTGTATTTGTCATATTGGTATTTGTGACCACTATCAATCGAAGCATAAGAAGTAGAAGAAAGAGCGTCAGCAAATGCTTTTACTTTTACAGTTTGTACGATTGGGTCTTGTTGATCTACCGAAGCCTCTTTTGGAGGTGAGATAAATGCAACACAGTCTTTTCTGAATTCTGCAACATCAATAACAGCAGTAGCCTTGGTAACACCGGTAGTATCACCAGTAGTATCTGAAGGTCCCGTTAACAATAAGTTAATGTCAACAGTTTCGCCATCTTTGAATTTATCATATGCAGTTTGTATTTCACCATTGGTAACAACAAAGTCGTCAGTACCACTTCCTAGTGAAGCGTTGAACAATGCACTTGCAGTAGCACCAGCATTATCAAAAGTTTGTGATTGTTTGGTAGCACCTGCGTTTGCAAGTGTAGTTTCGTGATCCATCCAATATACATACTCTGATTGATTGTATAGTACATCAACATAGTAATTTGTTCCGCCTTGCTCAGTCTTAGCGTCAGAAGCCTGTGAAACTCCTTCGTATATTTCTAAGATTGTGCCAGCAGTACCTGTAATACCTCCATCTTCGTCTGTAATAACGATATGTAATTCGTCATTTGATCCACCGTGATTAGAAACATCTGAACTTGTTCCTGGTGCACCGTCAACTAGATCGAAATGTTTCCAGTATCTTTT